GGGAAGGAGTACATTAGAGAGTTAATATGTCAGGAATAAGTTATACAAATTTAAGAACAAAAATTAGAAACTACACAGAAGTTAGTAGCAATGTTTTATCTGACACTATTATTGAAGGTATCGTGCTAGATGCTGAGTACAGAATATATAGAGATGTTCCAATCGATGCTTACAGAGATATACAAGTTACAAACTTCACAACTGATCAAGACTTTGTAAATTCACCTGCCGGTGCGCACGTTGTTAGAGCAGTGCAAGTATTTGATGCAACTTCTGGATCAACAGGTGCTAATAAATATTTAATTAAAAAAGATGTTACCTTTTTAGAAGAGTACATTGCAGCAAATACATCAACAGGCCAACCTAAATACTATGCTATGGGTCAAGGTGGGACTGGCGACGGAGCAACAAACTCAGGCAAAATTAGAGTAGTGCCTGTGCCTGATCAAGCATATGTGGTTCAGATACACTTTACAAAGATTCCAGATAAATTAGAAGCAAGCAGTAATGAAACAAGTTATATTAGTTTAAATTTTCCTAATGGTTTATTGTACGCATGTTTAGTAGAAGCATTTGGATTCTTGAAAGGACCACAAGATATGATACAATACTATGAACGAAGATATCAAACTGAGATACAAAAATTTGGAGGCGAACAAATAGGACAACGTAGAAGAGATGACTATACTGACGGCACAATCAGAATACCAGTCAACTCTCCAACACCGTAGGATTAAAATATGGCATCAACATTTACAACAATAGGTGTAGAACTCATAGCAACAGGGGAGGCTTCAGGTCTTTGGGGTGGTAAAACTAATACTAACCTTACAATATTAAACGAGGCTGTTGCTGGTTATACAACGCAATCAATCGCAGGTGGCGCACAAACCACTGCACTAACTATTACAGATGCAACTTCAGGACAAACTGCACAACAAGCTGTTATAGAATTTACTGGTACAATTACAGGTAATCAAGTTGTAACGATACCAGACTCTATAGAAAAAACTTATATATTAGTTAACTCAACATCAGGATCACATACTGTTCAATTTAAAACTGTATCTGGAACAGGTGTTACTTTTGCTGCGACAGACAAAGGAACAAAATTTGTATTTACAGATGGAACAAATGTAGATGAAGTTGTTTCATCAGGAATCGCAGCTGATAACATTACAACAGGTGATTCTGCTGTAACGATAGCTACATCTTCCGGTGATATAACGTTAGATACTGATGGAGATATTGTTTTAGATGCTAATGGAGCAGATGTTTTTTTAAAAGACGATGGAACAACTTACGGAAGTTTAACTAATTCATCTGGTAATTTAATTATAAAATCAGGAACAACAACCGCTGCAACATTTAGTGGAGCAAATGTTACACTAGCAGGAACAGTTGGATCTGGTGCGATTACCTCTACTGGCACAGTTCAAGGAACTACAATTACAGCAACGACAGCTTTTGTTCCAGACGCAAGTGATGGAGCAGCTCTTGGTACTTCATCTTTAGAATTTTCAGATTTATTTTTAGCTGATGCTGCAGTTATTAATTTAGGAGACGATCAAGACGTAACAATTACACACGTTGCAGACACAGGTATTTTATTAAACGCAGCTAGTGTTATACAGTTTAGAGATTCTGGTTTAACGATTGGATCTAACGCAGATGGTGATTTAGATATTGTATCTGATGGAACTGCAGTTGACTCTATTAACGTAGAATCTGCAGGTGGTATTACATTAGATGCTGGCACAGCAGGTAGTGGTATTATTTATGAAGATGATGGCACTGAGATGATGCGTATTCATAATTCATCAAGCGATGTAATTATAGAATCGAAAGTATCAGATAAAGATATTATTATTAAAGGTAATGATGGTGGCTCCACTGTTTCAGCTTTAACATTAGATATGTCAGCTGCAGGCGCAGCTTCATTCAATGCAGGAGTAACAGCCAACGCAGGTATTGAAACTAAAAACGGTGCAACAAGTGCTGGGTTTATTAAATTTTTTGAAGATTCAGACAATGGATCAAATGCTTTAACTCTTCAAGGACCAGCATCAGCTGCTGATTTTACATTAATTTTACCTTCGTCTGACGGTTCTAATGGTGATGTTTTAAAAACTGATGGATCTGGAAATTTATCTTTTGGAGCTGCGGGTAGTGCAGCATCAGTTGCAGCAGACGATATTACTGCAGGAGATTCAGCAGTATCAATATCAACTAGTTCTGGAAATATTACAATCGATGCAGCAGCTAATGATACTGATATCATATTTAAAGGAACAGATAATACTGCAGATATTACCATGTTAACTTTAGATGGTAGTGAAGCAGGTGCTGCTTCTTTTAACGGTGTCGTTACAGCAAATGCTGGAGTTGTTGTAGATAATATTACTATTGATGGTACAGAAATAGACTTGTCATCAGGTGATTTAACTGTTGATGTTGCAGGTGACATTGATTTAGATGCAGGCGGTGGAAATGTAAAAGTCTCCGTTGCTGGAACTCAAATTTTAGACATCGCTAACTCATCAAGTGATGTAATTATTAAACCTGTCGTTGATGCAAAAGATCTTATTTTCCAACAAAGAGACGGAACAGAGGTTGCTAGAGTTGAAGATAACGGAACGTTTAACGTGGTATCTGATAAACTAGCCATTAATGGAACAGCTATTACATCCACAGCAGCAGAGTTAAATATTATGGATGGTGTTACAGCCACAGCAACAGAGATAAATATTATAGATGGTGACACATCAGCTACTTCTACTACCTTGGTAGACGCCGATAGAGTGGTTGCAAATGATGCAGGAACCATGAAACAAGTAGCACTATCTGATGTTAAAACATACATAAACGCACCTAGTAAAGGTTTAGGTATTGTGTTTTCATTGGTTTTTTGTTAATTAGGGAAAGGATATAAAATATGGCAACACCAAATTTAGCTAACATTGCAACGATTACTCCTAAAAATGCTATGGGTAATCTCGCTAATACTAGCAGAACAACTATGATTGATGTCCCTGCAGAAACTGCAGTGAGAATTGATACGATATTATTAGCAAACATCGATGGATCTAACGCTGTTGATGCAACAGTAGAAATTAGTAACGACGATGGTTCAACTTATTTTAAAATTGCAAGCACAGTATCTGTGCCTGCAGATTCAACTTTAGATTTAATCCAAACTCCAATTTATTTAGATGAAACAGATATAATCGCTGTAACAGCAGGAGCTGCTAACGATTTATCTTTTCATGTTTCTTACGTGGAGTTATTAGACTAGGAGTTTAAATGCCACGAATAATTAAATCAGCAAAAGGAACTTTTACCGCTGCAACCATAACTGTAGATGGTCAAGGTAGAGTTGTCGCTGCATCTAGTGGATCTGCTGGTGGCAAAGGTTTTGTTTTTGCTGTAGGAGCATCTAATAATGAAACTGTAACTTATACTGCATCACCTCTAGCAACTGGAGACATATACGGAGCTCTAATTGGTGGCGGCGGAGGTGGCGGTACTGGGGGATCTGGCGGAGGCAATGGGGGAAAAGGAGGGTTTGGTGTTTTCTTTGGTGCTAGTCCTTCTGGTCCTTATAATAACACAGACGCGGTCGCTGGAGCTGCAGGAACTGCATCAGCTGCTAACGGTCAAGGTAATACTGGATCAGCGTCAAGTTTTGGTAATTTAGCAACAGGTAATGGTGGTCAAGGTGGTTTTGGTTTTAATAATACTGGAGGTAACGCTGGAAGTTTTTCAACTAACTTAACTTCTTTATCAAATTTTGCATCCCCTTCAGGTGTAGGTATTTTTGGTGGTTTAAATTCAAACATTAATCCAAACAGACAACCTGGTCAAAACCCAACAAGTGTAAACATAGCTAATTTATTCCCGCAAATATCTAGAAGTTTTAAGGATCTTGGTGAGGGTGGACAGGGATCTTTTGGAGCTAACAGTCCATCACATGATGGCGGCGGTGGTGCTGTTGTTATTTTTGAAGGTCAATAATGGCAAAGGTATACATACAAAAATCAAATAAAGGAATTATTGCAGTTGGAATTACAGCTGATGAAATTACTGCAATGGACACAAAATATGGACCTTATGTTTGTTACACATCAACTACAATTAATGATGACGATGCTTATGATCTTAAATATGTAAAAAAACAAGTTGATGAGTCTGCAATCGATTTAGATGATTTACCAAATTCAATTTCTTTTATAAATGAACAAACATCTTGGACAAAAGATGAGTATGAGGGTTTTGGCCATTATTGGACAGCCTTTAGTAAAAAAGTTCCAGTTGAAGATAAAGTTAAGGTTCAAACACATATTCTTAATGATATAGATAATATAACTTTTCCACAAAGTAAGTCTCCAATGCAATATTTACACGATAAAGGTCAAGCTATTTCAGGTGAATTTAAAAATTACTAGACATATTATTTCTTTAATATAAAATATTTCTTTTATGAAAGAGATCACTTTTCTTGCTGGCGATGATTATATTGCCATGGCTAATCATCCACCAGAACCTATAAAATTTTCATTACCAGAGTGGTATAAAAAAATGGACCCTGGAAAACTAGTTGATGTATCCGCTGGAGATAAACGGGGTAGAACGGTAAAATCATGTGTGCCTTTTTTAGATGCTCTTACAACAGGATATGCTTTAAAACTACCAGTTGATTATCATCTACGAATTACAAAACAAGAAAACCAAAAGTTTAAAGTTGAGATGGGACCACTTTTTCAAAACACAGGTTTAGCTGGCATTGATGATTATTTAAAAAAAATAAACGCAGATCCAAGTATTGAGTATCATGGCTCTAAACAAGTTGAGTATAAAGAACTACAAGAAAAAAATTATAATGTGAATTTTGGAAAATTTCTAAATCCTTGGGTAATTAAAACTCCTTTAGGATACTCTTGTTTATTTGTTCATCCGTTAAATAATCACTCTTTACCTTTTGAAATCATAGCAGGTATTGTTGATACTGATACTTTTAATCTTCCTGTTAATTTTCCATTTCATTTAAACAAAGAAAAATTTCCAGATGGTGTGGATACGGTTATAAAAGCAGGAACTCCCTTTGTTCAGGTTATACCTTTTAAAAGAGATTCTTGGAAAATGAAAATAAAAAAATTAAATTTTAAAGAATATTTTAGAGAGGTGGGTCGATATAATTTACAATGGCTTCACTGGTATAGAAAGTTTAAATGGTTTAAAAAGGAGTTTAAATGAGTTCTTTATTAGATCATATAGAAATATATGATGATGTAATGAGTAGAGAGGCTATAGAAAATTTTCTTAGTTTTGTTAAAAAAAATAAATTTAATTTAGCAGGTGTTGTAAATGATAAATCTAAAACCTCTTATGACAAAAAATCTAGAGATTGTTATAGTTTGTCTTTATCAAACGAAGATAAAAATTTAGCTGTTGTTCATTGGGCTAATTTTTATTCTAAATTTTTTGTAAAACAAATTACAGAATATAAAAAAAATTTAAATTTAAATTATCTAACTATGAATAAAATAACTAGTATAGAAGTTTTAAAATATAAAAAAGAAGGTCACTTTCATCCTCATACAGATCACAATCCGTTTATACCTAGAACTTTAAGTTGTATTTTTATGCTTAATGATGAGTATGAGGGAGGAGATTTACTTTTTTATGATCCATCTGGGAAGGATAACATTTTAGAAATAAAACCAAGAGCAGGTAGATTAATGATTTGGCCAAGTAATCATTTATTTCCTCACGCTGTTTCTCCGGTTACAAATGGTGAAAGGTATACGATAGTATGTTGGGCACTATAGGAAAAGATTTTAAATATAAAATTATAAAAAATTTTTTAACAGAGGAGGAAAGAAAATTATTATCTCTTTATATAGAACTTTTTCATAGACATAATTATATGGATAAAGAATCAGAGGGTGACACTATCTTATCGTCTAATTTAGATACTTATCAATATGGAGATTATTTAACGGATAGTTTAATGATTCTTAAAAGAAAATTAATTGAAAAAGAAGTTAATAAAAATTTATTACCTACCTATACTTATTTTAGAGTTTATACTCACGGAGCTTTTTTAAAAAAACACAAAGATAGACCTTCTTGTGAAATATCTGTGACTGTCAATATTAATAGTGATAAAACTCCTTGGCCTATTTATATGGATGGTCGTCCAGTTCAATTAGAACCTGGAGAGGCTTGTGTTTATCTGGGAGAACAAGTCGAGCATCATAGAGAAAAATTTTTGGGAGATTGGGCAATGCAAGTATTTATGCATTATGTAGATGCAAACGGACCAAACAAAGATTGGTATTTAGATCGTAGAAATCTTCCGGGTACTAAAAAATGAAGTTTAAACAAGAGGCAAAAACAGGAAAAATTGTAATTCTTTTTACTTGGAGAGAAAGAATAAAACTTTTATTTAAACCAACGATAACGCTAAGCTTTGAGGGATCTAAGCATGCGATTAATCATTTAATAAGATGCTTGTTTGAATGGGTTCCTAATTTACCTAAAGAGCTTCAAAATAAAATGTCGGATGGAAAAGAGGACATTAAATAATAAGTCACGATTTATAATTAGTTGTTGATCCCCCTAAAAGGTGTTATAAATTTTAAGCTATGTTACAGAAACTAAGATTTTTACCAGGAATCAATAAACAAGTCAGCTCCTCTGGCGGTGAGGGTCAATGGGTTGATGGAGATAATGTAAGGTTTCGTTATGGTAAACCAGAAAAAATGGGTGGTTGGGCACAACTAGGCGGAACTAAAATTACAGGTCGAAACACTTCCTTACACCACTTTGTTACAAAAGATGGTATTAAATATGCAGCTTTAGGAACAAATAGAATATTGTATGTTTATTCTGGTGGTGTTTTTTACGACGTTCATCCAATAAAAACAACGACAACCCTATCAAACGCGTTTAGCACTACTAACGGATCATCAGCTGTTACCATTACTTTTGCTAGTAATCACAATATTACAAATATTGGTGACATAATTTTATTAGATAATTTTTCTTCCATAACCAACTCTAATTTTAGTGCGTCTGACTTTAATGATGTAAAATTTGCAGTTACTTCTATACCCTCTGCAACCACAATTACTATTACCATGCCATCTAATGAGTCTGGTTCTGGTGCTACCACATCAGGTGGTGTTAGAGTGCAACATTACTATCCTGTGGGTTTAGCGTTAGAGACTGCTGCAACTGGTTGGGGACTTGGACAATGGGGTGGTATTGCTTACGGACAGTTTACATCAACTTTATCATCATCTTTAAATTCTAGTGCAACAAGTTTAACGATGGCTAGCTCAGTTTCGTTTTCATCTTCTGGAACTGTTTTAATAGATAACGAACTTATAACTTATACTGCTAACGATGATTCTGGAACTTTATCAGGTTTAACAAGAGGCGCACAAGGAACAACAGCTGCGTCGCATGATTCTGGAGCAACAGTTACAGATGCTTCTAATTATTCTGGTTGGAATAGTGCACCTTCTGGTGATATTGTTAACCCACCTGGTATGTGGTCACTTGATAATTTTGGTAGTAAATTAATTGCAACTATCAACGGAGGTGAAACTTTTTCTTGGGACTCTGAAGGATCAACATCTACTCGAGCAGCTCTTTTATCTAATGCACCTACAGCTTCTGCTTTTACTTTAGTTTCAACTCCTGATAGACACTTAGTTTTATTTGGAACGGAAACTACGATTGGAACTAAATCAACACAAGACGAGATGTTTATTCGATTTTCAGATCAAGAAAGTATCGATGCATCAACATCATATGTCCCATCATCAACCAATACTGCTGGTACACAAAGACTTGCAGATGGTTCTAAAATCGTTGGGGCCATTCGTGGTCGTGATGCAATCTATGTTTGGACGGACACTGCATTATTTTTAATGCGTTTTGTTGGACCACCTTTTACATTTTCATTTCAACAAGTTGGAACCAACTGTGGTTTGATTGGACAAAACGCTGCGGTTGAAGTTGATGGCGCTGCATATTGGATGTCAGAGAATGGTTTTTTTAGATATGCTGGTAGATTAGAATCACTACCATGTTTAGTAGAAGACCATGTTTTTGATGATATTAACACAACTCCTAAACAACATATTAATGCTGGACTTAATAACTTGTTTGGTGAGGTCATTTGGTTTTATCCAAACTCAGGATCAAACACGGTAAATAGAATGGTCTCTTATAATTATCTGGACTCAACAGCTGCAAGACCTGTATGGTCTATTGGAACATTAGACAGAACAGCTTGGGAAGACTCTGCTGTTTTTGGTAAACCTCACGCAACAGATTATGATGCAGACTCTAATGTTTCATCTGAATCAACAACATATGTTCAAGGCAACTTAGATGGTTGTTCTGTATATTATCAACATGAAACAGGATTAAATCAAGTTTTAGCTGGAGTTGAAACAGCGATTGCTGCAAATATTAAATCAGGTGATTTTGATATTGGAGGTCAAGGTTTACAAGGTGACGGTGATGAAATGATGAGAGTAAGTAGAATTTTTCCCGACTTCTCATCACAAACAGGCCAAGCAAAAATACAATTAGATTTAAAAGATTTTCCAAATGATACTTCAGCAAGTTCGTCTTTGGGACCTTTCACAGTTGATGCTAACACTAAAAAAATAGATTCAAGGGCTAGAGGTAGATTTATATCTTTAAAAATATTTAATGATGCAGTTAGTCAATTTTGGAAAGTTGGAACTTTTAGAATAGACTATAATACAGATGGTAGAAGATAATGGCTAAGATCGTACAATCACTTACACAACCTGATGAAAATTATGATGTGCTTACAGCAAGATCACTGGTTCGTGACATTGATGGTATTGTGCAAAAATTAAATACAACATATCAACAAGATTTAAAGGATGAAGTTGAGGCTTTCAACTTCTTTGTAAATTAATGGCTAATACATTTATTAATAAAAAAGTGGATCTAACAACAACGAGTGCAACAACTCTATACACGGTCCCTAGTGCAACAACTTCGGTGATTAGATCCATACTCGTGTCTGAAGACTCAGGGAACGCGGACACCATAACGGTAACGATTACAGATACATCAGATGATGTATTTAGCTTATTTAAAACAAAGTCTATTAGTGCAAATGGGACAACAGAATTACTAACAAATCCGCTAGTAGCAACAGAATCAGAAGTCATAAAAGTGACAGCTGCAACAGGTAATAGACTCCATGTGGTGCTATCAGCCTTAGAAATAAAGCCAAGAGAAGTTACAACATAATCTTGCTTTATAGGATAAAAACGGGTAAGTATAAGGGTTCAGGTGAAATACCTGCAGTTTAATTAAGATGAATGAAGATATGCAGGTTGTTATCAATTTCTACAAGAAATTTGATAGATACAAAGATAACACCGATGAAGAGATCTACCAACATATCCTGC